CCCATGCATTGCCGGAGACCCGTGCATTGCCGGAGACCCGTGCATTGCCGGAGACCCGTGCATCGCCGGAGACCTGTGCATTGCCGTAGACCCGTGCATCGCCGGAGACCTGTGCATTGCCGTAGACCCATGCATTGCCGGAGACCTGTAAATTTTCTTCTTTCTCAACATAGCCACCGATTTCTCCAACCTCCACATTAGCAAATGAGATCAGGGCTTTGATTCTAAAAAGCGTTCTACCAAATAACTCTATTTTCTGGTCCATGACCAACTCGAATTTTTTATTCATCTTGACACCCTCCGATTTACGCCGTATAATACGGGTTAATATTGATATTTTTAGTTACCTGACCCATCGGTGCGCCAACACCCTTGGGCCTTTTTCTATTCTTGCCGTTCTGCCAGCTATAGGGGCTTAGTCCTGCGGCTGATCCAGCACGGTTAGTTTTGTTCTTCTTCATGATCCACCTCAATATCTTTTAATGGTACATACCTCTTGCGGTTATTAGCGTAATAGACAATTGCGCAGGTCTCTACTGTTTTTGGCTTCTTTCCAATCTTGGTATATTCGTTATCCAGCCAGTTATAGCAGGTCTCTACCGTCAAAAATCCGTCAATTACAAGGTCCTTGAATCCGACCACCACGCCTACAAATCGCTTTTCCTTACGTTCATAATAAGTTTTGAGAAAATCTAAATCTCCACAATACTGGCATTCTATATCCAGGTCGGGCTTGTTGGTGTCAATGTATGTACAGTCAAATGTTCCACCTTCGTTTTTGTTCATGTCAATAAACCTACCATCATGAACCTTTTTCAGATATCCATTACACTTCACTTTCTGAAAAAGCATCGGTTTCATTCCTCGCTTACCTCCTTATACCCTTCACAAACTCCTGCTTCAAACGAAACACATCTGCCATCTTCGGAAACATCAATGGAATCATCTTCTAAGATTTTCACACAGCTATCTTCAAAGTAATGTTTACACTTACTGTTCAGGCAGAATATACCTCTTACCTTCATTCCTTGCTCACCCGCCCTTCCGCTTCCAACCTTTCGCCAACAGACGCAAGTATTAACATAATTTGCAAGTATTCCTTTTCGGTAAGAAAACAAGCTGCCGTCATGGAATTAATGATTGCCCTCAGGTTTCTGCATTCTGAGATACTAATAGTTTGATCAGCCATATATCCTCCTTCTTCCGACTCTGCGGTTTTACTTCTCTGAATATTCCTTACCACAGAACGGACACTTTGAAAGCATTACCGGGATTTCCTTATCCTTTTTCCCGTTGTTCCTTGCTGTGAATGTAATGTAAGCACGCCCAGACAATAACTCAACTGGTCCGTCTGCATCATCACACCCCATTTTGTCAATAAGTTTTTGTTCCATTTCTTTCATACAATTACACATTCCTTTTTCTCACCTTTCTTTTCTTCTTGCTTGTTTTTAGCATCTGCCCGTATACCTTTGGCGGTGTGCCGTAGTCCCGGTGTATTACGTATGTAAAACGGTTAAAAAATGCTAAATCCATTCGCGCCTCCTATCTCAGTGCCAGGACGAGGGCTATCACCAGTGCGCCGATTATTACGCTGAATGCAATCAGCAATGTTGAGCCGTAGTAGAATAACTCGTTGTATCTGTTGCGCCAGTAATTCATGGGGTACCTCCTTATAAATTGTGATTGATTTCCATATTCTCCCACCCTATAATGTACTTACAGGCTGTAGCGAGCCGAGTACGAAAGAAAGGGGATAGAGTATGAAAAAAGTCTATGCTTGTTTAATTGGAAATTGGGTTTGCTTAAATGATGATTCAACCTGTGTAATGGGTCACCATAGGGTTAACCCTAGCCAGTGGTATGAAGAAAATGCCGAAATATATGCACCTTATAAGCGTGAACAAGAAGATTCATATTATGAGCTTAATTACGTGCAAATCTTTTACCAGGGCAAGGATTATAGAATCAATCCAATATTTATCCAAATAGTTTCAGAATAGCCGTTCATATTCTGTTGCTATGGTTTCGAGGTTGGCAATTTTGAATGTATTTTTAATTTTGCTAGCCTCTCCATCAAATTGAATATTGATTACCTGGTATAATTTGGTCCACTCACTGTATGTCATTCCTTGCATTGCTTTGATAACTTCTTTCTGCTTCTCTGTCATTTTTAAATTCTCCCATTCTTTTTTTGCTGATCAATAGCTACATAACCTCCCGGTCATCACCGATAAACTTCTTAATAAAGTACTGCTGTCCCTTAGTAGTAACCTTTGCAGTCTTATTCACCTTGTTGTTACCCTCTCCGTCAAGATAAGCACTTTCCTTTATCTCGAAGATTCCTAAACTCATAGACCGCTGCGTTGGCATATTGTAATCTGTGCCTTGGCGTTTAATGAGATAGCCGTTTTCACGTAACCATTTATAGAAACGTCTTTCTCCTGTATCTACGCCATTTTGTTTCAGTATCTTTGCCATTTCTCCAATGAGGATTGATGTGCTACTGGCTGATACCGCATCCGCGAATATTTCTTTAGGCTTCATGCGTTGTATATCTTCAATGAGAATAGTGTTATGGCTTTTCAGTTGGTCGATTTTGTAGTTTGCCATCTTTAAGGCTCTGGCGATTATCTGGTCCGGTGTGTTCCAGGCTTTTTCTAAGTCTAGGAAGTACTGACGGTACTGTTGCCCTTTTTCAGTACGCTGGATCATGCAAATTTGTTTTGCCATATCTACAGAGATTTCGTAATCTACCAGTGGTCGGCCTCCGGTACTTTCGCTCTTTTTTGAGCAAAAGTCTTTTCCTTCATCAAACCCATACTCGGACATTCGAGGAAACCAATCTTTAAACGCCGTCTTGATTTCTAACCCTTCGTGTAAATCCCTAGCTGACACCGAGGGGTTATCTGCTTCGTAGCTGATCTTGATAAGATCGTTCAATATGTATACCTCCTTATTTTTCTGCCATCACTTCTAGCAACCAAATTTTACCTACCGGAAACCTTTCAATGTGAGCTTTCCAGTAATTAAAAGTACTGAGTGGCGTTCCTAGTTTTTTTGCTAATTGCACATTTGTAAGTTTGTGCTTTATCTTTACCGATGCAATTAGTACTTTTAACTCTTCTGCCCGTTGCGATGAATGACTTTTTTTCATGTGTTATGCTCCTTCCTCAATAAGTAAATTGTCCTGTAAACCCTTTTGTTCCCCTCTTTCAATTAGAGACATGTAGCACTTGATGAGATTTTTTTGCTCCGCTGAATAATTTTCGATTTGGGCGGCTAACTGTCTGGACTCCTTGCTCGGAATATTACATGATACAAGATCATCAAGCCCTATACCAAAATGTTCAACAACCTCTACGACTTTTGTTAGTGATGGATCTCTTGTATCCCAGTTATGTATTGTGCCATTACCAAATTTTAAAATCCTTTCTAATTGCGTTATTTTTATTCCATCTGTCCTACAAAGTTCCTGAATTTGCTTATAAACCACATTACCACCCTCTTTCTCCATGATTTTTTGCATTATACTATTGACATTCACTAGAAAATAATCTATTATATGGGTATGCAAAATACTAGCGCATTTTCATGCACATTTCTCCTTAACAATTTTGGTCGGTTGTTTGAGTAGATTATTTTCATGTATTATCTTGTATAACCACATGTTACATGATTTAACGCTAGTTGTCAATAGGTTTGCATGATTTTTTTCGATTACTTTGAAAGAGGTGCTAGAAATGACGCTAGTAGATAGAATACGCGTATTAGCAAACCAGCGCAATATGAGCTTGCCTGATTTGGAAATGAAGATCGGACTCGGGAACGGAACTATAAGCAGATGGAAAAATGCATCGCCAAATACTGATAAACTAACTAAAGTGGCAGACGAATTAAGAGTATCTCTTGATTATTTATTGGGAAGAAGCTCCTTTATTGAAAATAATACCACCACTGGAGACGATGAAGAGAAAATGCGAGAAATAGCCAAAAGACTTATGGTTCTAAATTTAGAACCTGACGCTTTAGAAAAATTTATTGATGCTGTTGAATATATGAATAAGAAAAATTAAAAAACCGCCCCTGGGACCAGGGACGGATTTACATAGATTGAAAGTACTTGCCAGTATTACAAGAAAGAACAATCAACCCTCACAAGTAGATTATACCAGTTTTTATATGTTCTGGCAAGCTTCCTTTCTTAATATAAGATACAGGAGGTTCTTCACCATGAAACCAGCAACACAACTGCCGTCAGGGTCTTGGAGAGTACAGGTTTACCTATACAAAGACGCAGACGGAAAACGTCGTTACAAATCGTTTACAGCTCCCACAAGAGATCAGGCAGAATACGAAGCCTTGGAGTGGAAGTTAGGTCGGTCGGTTGAAAAGCCAGAGAACATAACAGTAAACGAGGCAATAAAAAGATATATTGAATTCAAAAACAACGTTTTATCTCCAAGCACAATAAAGTCATATATTGGAATAAATAAGAATTATTTTAATGGTAGTTTAGGAAATACAAAGCTAATAAAGCTAAATAGCACAACTGTGCAGATATGGATAAGTGACATGTCTACAAAGGTCAGTCCTAAAACAGTCCGCTGTGCTCACGCTTTGTTAACATCGGTTGTAGATATGTTTGCTCCTGATTTAAAGCTTAAAACAACCTTGCCCGCGAAGAAGAAGCCCGAGTTATATACGCCTTCTGACGACGACATAAAAAGTCTTCTGAACCATATTAAAGGCAAAGAATTGGAAATCGCTGTGTTACTTGCAGCTTTTGGTCCAATGAGACGAGGTGAGATATGCGCACTTACATCGAGTGATATAAAAGGAAATATTGTAGATGTTAACAAAAACATGGTAATTGGACCTGATGAACAGTGGCATATCAAACAACCTAAGACATACGGAAGTTACCGCAAAATAGAGTTTCCTGAGTTTGTGATTGAACGCATGGGAGGCATCGAAGGCAGAATTGTTAAAGCTACGCCTTCGCAAATATCTAATAGGTTTAGTAGGGCCATAAGGTCCGCTAAGCTCCCGCATTTTCGTTTTCATGATTTAAGACATTATTCAGCGTCCATCATGCATGCTATCGGTGTGCCTGATCAGTATATACTGCAGCGCGGCGGATGGATAAGCGACAATGTGATGAAGTCGGTTTATAGGAATGCCATTGATGTTGAATCTACACGTCAGAACAAGAAAATCAATGAGCATTTCGGGACCTTGCAACACGATATGCAACACGGGCCCGATATAAGCCAGTAAAACAAAGGGATTTGAGCGAGTTCGAATCTCGCTATCTCCAGAATAGTAAAGCCCTAGCAAATACAAGCTTTCCTTGTAAACGCTG